GGTTATGGAACGCCATAACACACTACGTTCCAGAGAGACAGAAACTGGACTGTGCCATAGACTTTATTAAAAGCCTAGAGGACATAGGAGTGGAGCATGACGTACTCAAAGGATCTGCAGAGCTAGATCCAAAACTAGAAGAAGCCGTTGCAACTGTGTTCGAGGAAGACGAAGAGTCAGACGGATACGGTGAAGATGATTAATTGGTACAACGAAGTAAGCAGGAACCTAGACAAGATACCAGACTGCGTGGCATACTTTGACAAAGAATTGTTAGAGGCCAAGAAGCAGTGCAAGATATACGGTAACCTAGAAAGAGCCAGTGCGTCACTGCCAGGAATAGTAGAAGAAAGGTTTAGCCAACTACAGCAACTAGAAGCAATACTAGAATACCTAAACATAGAATTACGTAGATTAAGATCAAAGACCTTCAGGAAATACTTAGAAAATTACAACAGAGCGTTATCAAGCAGAGATGCAGAGAAGTACGTGGACGGCGAAGACGATGTGGTCGACATGGATAAAATTATAAATGACTTTGCGTTGATAAGGAATCAATGGTTGGGCATCACCAAAGGTTTAGATCAAAAACAATGGCAGATCACAAACATTGTTAAGTTGAGAGTAGCAGGAATGGAAGATGCCGACATCAAATAATAGAATAATACTCACAGACGTAGACGGCGTGTTACTGGAATGGGAACACCATTTCACAAAATGGATGCTACAGAAAACTCTATTCGACGAACGTGGTGCTAGATATCATCCACACAGATTACTTCCAGACAAAGAGAACACGTATGAGATGGCCGAACGGTTTGGCGTTACAAAGGATGAGATCAGGAAACACATCAGAGAATTCAACCGTAGTGCTTGGATGGGGACACAACGTCCAATGCTTGAATCACAAACATGGGTAAAATTATTAGCGGCAGAAGGATGGACATTCATTCCTATAACATCTCAGACATCAGATATACCAGCACAACAATTACGTAAGAGAAGAATGGGAGAACTATTCGGCAATCATGTATTCACAAATTACCATATATTAGGCACAGGAGCCGATAAAGATTCCGCATTATCCGAGTTCCATGACACCGGGCTATATTGGGTCGAGGACAAGCCAAAGAACGCTGTAGCCGGGCTCAAATACGGTTTAAAGCCTATATTAATAGACCACCCATACAATCAAGACTTTAATCATCCGGATATTATCCGTGTAAGTAATTGGAAACAAATACACGAATTATTATCAGGAAGAAAATGAAAATTTACGTTGGACACGATAGCAGAGAAGACATAGCATACCAGGTATGTGAACACAGCATCAAACGTAGAGATCCGTCAGCAGAAGTCATACCATTAAAACAAAAACAAATGAGAGATCAAGGTTTGTACACACGTCCCGTGGATAAACTTGCATCAACCGAGTTCACGTTCACTAGATTCTTTGTGCCTTTTATGAATGACTTCAAAGGTTGGGCAGTGTTCTGTGATTGTGACTTTCTGTGGAAGATACCAAGCCACGAACTTGTGAAATACTGTGATCCAAGTAAGGCGGTTGTAGTCGTACAGCACGATTACACCCCCAAAGAAACAACAAAAATGGATGGACAAACACAAACAGTGTATCCAAGAAAAAACTGGTCTAGCATGGTGCTTTGGAACTGCGAACATCCTAAAAATAAAATACTAACACCAGAATTACTCAATGAAGAGTCCCCTAAATTTCTACATAGATTTAGTTGGTTGGAAGACAATGAGATAGGTTCGTTGCCACTAGAATACAATTGGTTAGTGGAGTGGTACAAAGAACCCAAGGACGGCTCGCCTAAAATTCTACACTACACAGAAGGCGGTCCGTGGTTTGACGGTTACAGAGATTGCGAGTACGCGGATGACTGGAAGAAGGAATTGATCAATCTGTTCAGCTCATAATGAACTGGGAAAGACTTAAACAAAATCACTACTTTGAAGATCCTGTGACACACATCTATGCACAGAATGTGTTCAATGCCAATGAATACGATAGGCTATACGAAAACCAAAATAACCTTAATCATCAAACATGGCAAGAGTTTGATTCAAAGTATAGAACTGGATTTGAATTCAAAGATAATTTTTCAGATATAGATTTTAACAAAGAAATAATCTGTCTTTGGTTTTTCAAAGAACGTTCAGATAATACACGATCATACGTAAGTGTAAATGGTAAGCAACTAACCTATCTACCAAACACATTCTTAATAGCAGAATCAAAAGACATTGGACATGTGCAAACCAAAAAAAAGTACTTGCGACATCCGTTTGTGCAAATAGATATGACAAACAATCAGTGGCAAACACTGCTTTCCAAATTCAGATAACTACTGTTTACAAATGAAAAAGAATCACAAAGAACGGATGCTCGAGTGGATTGATAGATTAGGATTGATTGTTGTTCAGTCTGAAATAAAGCCTTATGGTCCTGGCACGAGAAGATACATGGTAGGTAGACACAAGGAAGAGCCAAAGCATAATGCTTGGCAGATGCCCAGTGGCAAATGGGCTTCAACCCCAGGTGTTCAAGAATGGCTTACACCCGAACCGTTGGATGGCCAGGCATTGGAAAAATGGTTAACTGAATACGCAAAGAATTTATAATGGACGAGCAACATCTAAGAAACTGGCGAGAAACATACGCAATGGCTAAACCTTATATTCCACAAGACACTGTCGGGATAGACGTTGGTTGCAGAGAAGGAGGATTCTCAGCACAGATGGAACAGGACTTCAAACACGTATTTGCTTTTGATTTTAGAAATAAGGTCAAAGAATTTAGTAAGAATGTTAAAGATATTAAAAAGTTTACCTATACTGTTTGTGGTATTGGTGAACAAAATGGTTATTCGTTCACTACCAGTAACAAGGTTGGTAGGATTAAAGACAATGGTAACATAAAAGTGCCTATCAAAACAATTGATAGTTTTAATTACGAAAATGTTGGTTTTATAAAATATGATATTGAAGGTTATGAATTGAGAGCAATCAAAGGAAGCGAAAAAACTATAAAAAAATATTTTCCTGTAATAATTGTTGAACAAAACAAAGGTAACACAGACGCCGTAGAATTATTACAAAGTTGGGGATATAAACTTAAAGGCATAGATGACATGTTCAATAGTGATTATCTTATGGTGAAAGAATGATATACCAACCAATACCACTACCCACATCAATAGCGTTTGAACCTATCAACTTATGCAACGCAAAATGTTATTGTTGCCCTTACACTACTTTAAGTGAAGACAAAACATATCATGGTAAGCAGATGACAAAAGAGCAGTTAGGTATGTTGTTACATGATTATGGATCTCTCATTAAAAAATATAGAGTAAAAGATTACACTTGTGCTGTAAGCCCATGGAGATATAGTGATCCACTGGTACAGCCTAACCTTGAGTACATAATGGATCTATGCGATCATTATAAAATTAAAGTTGGCCTTTGCACTAATGGTGTGTCATTTACTAAAAAACAGTGTGAAATCTTAAACAAGTACATACACCTAATAGGCAATGTTCACATGAGTGTAATTGGCCACACAGCAGAAGAATTGTGGGAGTACATGAAGATCAAAAAAGACAAAACATTAAACAGTTTAAGATTCGTCAAAGAAAACTATCCAGAGCTATCTAAGAAAATTAGGATTGGCATCAAACATAAAAATCAATCTGCCACGGCAAGTTCCTCGACAATAGCAGAATATCAAAATGCAATACTAGGAAAAGTAAAGTCTAAAAGAGACTGGGTTGAAAACAGGATGGGAGACGGCGACGGCGATTGGACACAACCATATGATGCTGTAATAAATGAAAAGAATTATATGCAAGGGTGTGCCATGGGTGGTGGACGTATACTAAGGCAGATGGAAATACTTGTGGACGGTCAGACTGTATTGTGTTGTGATGACGCCGAAGGAAAGACCAATTACGGGAACGTGTTTGAGATTGGCCTAGAGAAAGCATGGAAAAATTTACAAAAAGAGCATGACATAATATACAATGTCAAATACTCTCACGACAAGAAAAATTTAATATGCAACACATGTTCAAGAGGAAAATTTATAGGTAAATGGACCAAAGGCATGGAGTCAAAATTACTTGCAAGGCAACAACACGCAATAGATAGGATAGGAAATTTATAAGATGCCAGCAGATTATTTTCTAAACAAGTGCCTCAACGGTGCAACATCAGATGAACCATGGAGTCATCAAATAATAGAGGACACACTGCCGCAAGATGATTTCAACACGCTAAGGAAAGAGTGTGAACAGTTGGATGTACCAAAAGATAAACTTGTAGTGATACATCCGGAAGACTTCAAGAAACATAACATATCATTCTATGACAAAATATACAATATAAGCAAAGTCATAAAAGACAATGCAAAACTATTGTGTAGCAAATATAAAACTCACAGATGGTTTGAAAATTTAGGTGTCAATGCTCACCTATCTATCACTCCACCACTGCCATATAAATTTTACATACACCAAGAGGGCATAGATAAGATATGGAGCAGTGTGACATACATCACACCTGAGAAAAACGTAGGTACTAAAATGTATTCAGCACAGGATGAAAAGTCTTTCGTCAAGGAAGCAAAATGGCAACCAAACTCTACATTCATATTCTGTGGACAAGCGGGTAAGACTTGGCACAGTTATGAAAGTGATCAGGTAGAACAGAGGATCACACTGAACCTATTCTTGATGAATTCAAATTCTAAATGTTTTTATAGAGACTAAAAATAGATTTTGTCCACTTGATCGAATCCGTCGTGCGTTGCTACGGTGTCACTGTTGTTAAATCCCAACGTGCTCATGTAACTGTCCATAGTTTCCTCGTAGGGCATGTCGGGAAAATTTTCATCTTTATGTAAATTAACTTCCTGTATAACATACTTTGCTCTCCTGAAAATTTCTGGTGCACCTTTCATTATCATGATCTCTGCACCTTGAACATCTTGTTTTATTAGGTCAAACTGTGCGCCACTGCCTACCAATTCATCCAGTGTTTGCATCTGTCTCAGCTCGTAATTTTCATACACACCAAACACACTTGAACCTTTTGTGTACGTTATTTTCTTTTTGTTCCCTTTTGAAATTTGGATCAGATGCATCTTAATTTCCTTATTTGAATCTCCTAACACTGCGATATGATAGTTGGATGTGATTTTTTTCAACTTATTCTCATGCTTTTGTCCTGCTTCTATGCATGTGTATTCTGCCTCCGGCCAGATTTTTTTAACATTGTTAGTCCAAAAACCATTCCAAGCACCTATGTCTAGGATCTTTGCGGGCATGAAATCGTGTTCTACTTTTAGTTTTTTCAAGTATTCGTACATCATGCTTTGTAATATACAAGGTCAGGCCAGGTTTTCATTAATATCCTGAACCCGATGGATTCTAGATGTTCCTTAACATCTTTTTTACTGCTACCGTATTTCTCAGTGTTACCATTCAATTCGATCATTAAGTATTCAACATTTTCTAAAGTGTTTCTTGCACCTTTAAGAACTTCCATTTCGAGGCCCTCGACATCTATCTTGATCATGTCAATGCCTGTTGTATCCAAGGAATCTAATTTATTGATCTTTGTTTCTCCATTTTCCATCAGGACTCTAGTATTCTGTGTAGCAGACTCCTCAGTTAGTTTAACAAATCCATCTTCATTACCTACTGCTTGATTGTACAATCTAACATGGCTGTATGGTGCTAAATTTTTTGTAAGGCATTCATGATGTATTTTGTTTGGTTCATAACAATGCATATTTTTTGCATATTTTTGCATCGCCAATGACCATGTTCCGCACCATGCTCCCACATCTACTATTAGATTAAATCTTTTGTGTTGAGTATCGCACCATTGAAGAAACTGATTGAGGCCAGTTTCCTGCATAAATGGCTTTCCTTTTTCACGCCATTCCTCTATTTGAGAATCCATCGATGGCACCCACAGGCCTCCACTCAATTTTTCTATCTTCATAGTATTCCTTTGTCCATCAGTATCTCAACCGCTGTACCGTTTTCTATCTCTTCGGGAGTGAACTGTTGGTATGCTAGGCTGTACAGCCAAGTTTCTGGCCCACCGTAGTAGGGATTTTCTATGTCAGACAGTTCCACGTTTCCAACGTCTACAGCAAAACTTTTGTTGTCACAGAATACAGGTATTCCTTCACACATGGCCTCTACAGCCGCTATGGAACAACTAGTGACCACACACCAGGCTTCCTTGAGATCCTCGGATAGGGGTACCTTAGCCTCGCTCGGTCCTGAAGTACCCCTGCCCCTAGGCTTGTGTCGAAGTCGGATTGGTCTGTCCGTGTACCTTTTGATCTGTTCCATGGTCTCGTTGGTCCAATTGGGTCTACCTAAATAATTGTGTATACCTGTACTACTAGGACAAACTAAAATATACTTGCCAGCGAAGTTTGGTGCCTTGATCTTCATTCCAAACTTCTCAAATCTATCGGCCTTGCAATTTTTGATGTAAGGAACATGTATGCCATTCCTGCAAACACGCCAATAATGATTGTCAGGTTTCAGATTGTTGTTGTCGAATCTTCCAAAGTAAGGTGTGTCAGTAAACCAGTAGTTGTGATTACGTGCTTCCAACTTCTTGACCATTTCTCTGTTGTTGTTGACGAATCCCCAGAACATGCTGTTGCCTACCGGATCTGTTTCCACAGCGTTATCTAGTTTTGTAATTTGATCGGGCCACGATTTCTCGACACCGTTGAACACCTCCCATGCTTTGCTGTTCTTATTATTAAATGGTGCGTAAATTGTTAGCATCTATAAACTCTTTAAGTTGGCCCGCCCAGTCTTTATGTCCTTCTACGCTAGGATGTGGATCTCCGGGTTTGCATTCTTGTTTGTTTGCAACAGTGTGATCTAAATGACTGGTCTCTGGTTTGAAGAATCTTTTATTGTCTATCTTGTTAAACATAAACTTGATATCTTCATTTGTTATTTTTGCATCCGAGAGTGTGTTATAAAACACATATGGATATTTTTTATTTTGAAAATAGTCTTGTAAATCTAACAACGCCAGTGTTGATTCTATCTGCGTAGTTTGGTCTAAGTCCATTCCTGCTCTGAATAGGTATTTTGTAAAACTTTTTGTGTGTTCATCCCTATTTGGATCCCACGTTTTCCATGTAGTTTTCATTGTTGGAAATTTATGTGCTTTGTATCCGTCTCCGGTGGGGTAATCAAATCTATTTCCGCCACTGGATCCAATCAAGAAGAAACATTTTTCTGCCTGTTCTGGGAACTTCTCACACCACGTTCTAGTTGTCCACATCAATCGTTTTGAACCCCTGCCGCCTCCGGCCAGACTAACTGCAACATCCAGTCCCATTAGTTTTGCTAGTTCTAGACCACAGTGAGTGTTTACATTATCTTTCGGTCTGGTGGTAAGGAACGAGCAACCATTAATGAATAGATTAGAGGGCATAGTGCTATAATTATAGTGTAGTTATTCACAAAATGCAAACATGAAAAACATTGATTCTATCAAATACTTTTTGGAAAAATGGGAAACTGTAGATACCAGTTACAACTACAGCGTACCATATCACGAAAATATTGATCCAAACTTTACAAGTTTACCAACTTTCGTTGCTGAATTCTATGACTGCAAAGTGCATAGTTGTCCTTTACTAGTAACCTATCAACAGAAATTGATAACCAATTACATCTGGGGTCTCACGGATCAACGCAAAAACAAACCAGGCAAGACACACAAACTCTGGAAGCAATGGGGTGATGAGGTCCAAGCGGATCTGCCACCTGTCAGCCAACACTTCCATGAGAAATATCTGTATGTATGGTTGCCCATTGATGAGGAGAGTGTGAACAACCCATGGCACATATGGATTGATGTGATATCAAAATTTAGACTTTTAGAGAAACGCTGGTCAACAGATTTTACAAAATACTGCTACGTGTTGGCCAACGAGAGCAAATATTTTAAGAAAGTAATCGAGGAATTGTTTCCAGAAATAAAAGTACTCGTCATGCCAAAAAACGAGACATGGCAGTTTAAACATTTGCTAGTGCCCAGTGCTAGTAATACAAAGGATGGAGTGATTACTCCTCACCTAGCACCATGGCTGAGACACTTCAAAGGTCTCCATGGTTCAGAGTACAAAGAACCACATCGAAAGATTGTGGTGCTACGTCCAGGAGCAAAAACAAGAAGAATGACAAATTCGGACGAACTGTTATTGGCCCTGAAAGGATGGGAAACAGTTGTGTTAGAAACAATGACAATACGAGAACAAATGAAAACATTTGCAGAAGCAACACACATTGTTGCGGCTCATGGGGCAGGATTGGTCAATCTACTTTGGTGCAAACCAGGAACAAAAGTAATTGAGATACAAGATACCAAAATGATTCATAAAAAAGTCTATCCGTTACTTTCACACCACCTAGGATTAAAACACGAACTATACTTGGCCAACACAGTGCCAATAAAACTAGAAGGTGGCAAAAAACCCAAAGGTATAAAGAGACTTAGCGATCTAATAAATTTTAAAATCGATGTTCCTGACCTACTTAAATATCTCGACTAATGAAAATCAAAGTTATAACATCTTACAAACCAGGTACCTGGAAAGCGTTTGCAAAACGAGGGATACATTCTATAGCAGAACAGTTTCCAAACAATGTAGATATAGTTATGTATTGCGAAGAACAACAACCAAAAGATGTTCACCCTAGAATCAAATGTGTTGAGCTAATAGAAGCAGAACCAAATTTATTTGCATTCAAAGAGAAATATAAAAATGATCCTGTAGCAAACGGGAAGACCACCCTAATACCAAACGGGGTGAGGAGATCAGACAAGTTGGAAGGATTGGACAAGGATAATGAATCCTTCTTATGGGACGCAGTAAGATTCTCAAATAAAGTTTTTTGTGTGATCAACGCTATCCGGAATTCTAAAGACTATGATTATGTCGTGTGGTTAGATGCTGACACATTTACTTTTAGACCTGTACCTTTAGATTTCCTAGTAGACGTATTGCCAAAAAATACAATGCTGACTTATCTTGGGCGAGAATCAGTGTATCCAGAGTGCGGTTTTGTTGGATACAATTTGAAACATAAAGAAACACTTAATTTCATAAATGAATGGGAGCAGTTGTACATTACCGGTTCCGTGTTCAAACTATTAGAATGGCATGATTCGGCCGTGTTTTGGGAACTATCAAAAAAATTTATACAGGAAAAAAAGATCATGGTTCATGATATTGGCTACCGAAAAGGTGTCACAGGACATCATGTGTTTGTAAACAGTGTGCTTGGAAATTATATAGATCATTTTAAGGGTAACAGGAAAATACGACAGACATCAACTAGAAAAGATATCCGTCAATTCCATGACGTTGATTATTGGAAAAATATTCCGCCATCGTAAAAAAACTATAATTAATACAAATGAAAAAGATTGCTTTCATCTCAGGAATGACAGGACAAGACGGTCCTTACCTAGCAAAATACTTGTTGGAGAAAGATTACAAAGTTTATGGTTTGGTAAAAAGATATAGTAATCCAAATTTCTCAAATCTAGATTATCTAGGAATAGAAAATGATGTTGATCTGATCACAGGCGACATCACTGATGATGCAAATATGAATCACCTAGTGAGATCAATTAGACCTCACGAATTCTATAACCTTGCCGCACAAAGTTTTGTTGGTTCAAGTTGGGACCTTAACAAGCAAACAACGGAAGTAAATGCAATGGGTGTGTTGAATATACTAAATGCAATAGTGAATCAAAATCCACAAACAAGATTCTATCAGGCCAGTACTAGTGAATTGTATGGAAACGCAAACGATGAGGGTATTCAAAACGAAAAGACTCCTTTTCATCCACGTTCACCGTATGGAATTTCAAAACTTTGTTCATACTGGATGACTGTAAACTTCAGAGAAAGTTATAGCGTACACGCATCAAATGGTATATTGTTTAATCATGAATCACCTATCAGAGGTAAAGAGTTTGTGACAAGGAAAGTTTCAGACGGTGTTGCGAGAATTAAATTAGGACTTGCAAAAA